CGTGCAGAGAGACACTCGATGTGGGTCTCCAAGTCACATGCAAATTGCTGATATTCATATACTATACCATCAGGGGTCAATAGAGTGGGTTTCTGTACACGAGGGAGATCCATTACTGTGATTGGAAGTGTTACGTAGTTACAGTCTTCGTAGTCAGGAAATATCTTGAAGGCGATGACGGGGTGCTTGGAGAGGACAATCTGACCAGTATCAAGTTCCTTGAGGGAGAGTACATAGTTTCCAGGTTCGGCTTTGATCATGGTGGTAGACATTGTTATAATTATAATGGGAATTGATTTCACTTAGGCAGTTAAAGAACATAAACTATGACAATTCAAATGGATCTTTCAAAGCTTTCTAAAATGGATCTTTCCAAGATTCCCAAAAACCTGTTAGGTATACTTCAAGATAAAGAACTCTCAATGGCTCAGAAAATGGTGGCATTTAACATGTTCATACCAAATTTACCAGCTAGTCCAGAACACGATAAGGCGTATGACGACAACCTAGAGGTTGGTCGCAAGATTAAGCGTCTTGTAGATGAGGGGAAGATTCGTATAGGTGGATTTGATAAAAATTTCAAACTTGAAATAATTACCAATTAGTTATATGCCTTTCTAAATTTTCTTCTACATCATATTGATCCGGGTCGACCGGGATGGTGTGATTAATTTTAATGGGTTTCTTTTTGATATCATCCTTCCAATTTGGGAAACGGCGCTTTCCCTCACCTGGTGCATCAGAGGGTGGTATGAAATTATATTTTTTAGCATGGACACGTATAGGTAAAAGTCTTGTTAGCATTTTATTATGAACACCTAAAATCTTTAATAGTTACTTAATAGAAAATTGGATCTTCAAAAACCTAAGTAAAGAAGAGACACATCATATTTATACATTCAACAAACATGAACACTTCTACTATGCTCACCGAAATCAAGAACATGATCAACGAGAACAAGTACTTCAAGGACCTCCTCAAGGAACAGGCTAGGAAGATCGAGGAACTCAAGCAGTTGATCAAGAAAGCTGACGAAGAGCGAATCTCGAAGCTCCTCGAGGATGAGATTCAAAGAGTTGGAGCTGTTCTCAATGAGTCTGAGAAACCATCCCTCTTTGAGACGACTGCGCGAACCAAAACGTATACCATAAACCAGGAAATTGTTGAGCACCTCAGGGAACTTGGTGAAATGACATCTGACTTTTACAAGTCAGGTGCATATGAGACAGCTGCTCAAATCATTTCCACTCTTGATTATGAAGTGCATAACGGTGAGAGTCTCCTCAAGATTAATGGTATTGGAAAGGGTATTGCCGCCAAGGTTGATCGGTTTCTCGATGAGTACTTTGATGAGACTGACTCTGAATCCGTCGCTTCTAATGAAGGTCAAATTCTCGAAGACTCGGATGACGATGAATCCGTCGTTTCTAAGGAAGGTCAAATTGTCGAAGACTCAGATGATACTGACTCCGACTCCGACTCCGACTCCGACTCCGACTCCGATACGGAATTTTTGGTTTCCTATAACCATGATCTCGTGGATATCTTCGACAAGCTCGCTTCATATGAAGAAGACTCACATAAGAGGAATGCCTACCGTACAATTGCTGACGCGATCCACGCTCTACCTTTCAAGGTAAAGAGTGGTAAAGAGCTTTCGAAGGGTCCTAAAAAGGTCAGTGGTATTGGTAAGAGTGCCGCTAAGATCATCGATGAGTTCCTCGAGACTGGTAAGGTTGAGAAGCTTGATAAAGTTGGCTCAACCAATGAGGAAGTCGCTTGGATCCTTGAAGCTCTCGCCTCCCTCGAAGGTGAGGAACATGGCTCAAAGGACGCATTCAAGATTCGTGCGTACAGAAAGGCGGCGGACACCATCCGCGAACTTGACTATGAAGTAACGAGTGGTAAAGAAGCTATGAAGCTTCCAGGTATTGGTAAAGGTATCGCCAAGAAGATTGATGAGTTCCTTCAGACTGGAGAAATTGCGAGACTTGAGGAACTTCGTTAAATCCAAATTACCTTTACCATATACATAACTTTTAATAAATATAAATAATTTTTACTTGAACACCGCTTTTGTTTTACCATCATAGACATTTACAATCCCCGATGCTATCATTTTCTGATTAACGGATATTTTATCCCCCCTATGACGATATACACTTACAAGGGGACGACCGTATTTATCATTTTTGTAACATTGTATCCACACCCAACCATTTACTTTATTTCTACACATGAATGGGTTCCATAGTCTAGGGGTCGTTCGATCATCAAAACCACATTCTTGTTTAAACATATCTCGTGCGCGTTTGGCTAAGTGGATGTGTTCATTTCGTTCTTGCATGGCGAGACTGGGTTTCATCTCGGCTGAATCGTACCCGAGTGTGCGAAATCTAAATTTCAGGGGACGACCATGCTTCATGATAACCGCGTTAAATGTATCACCGTCATAAACACTTGTTATTTTAGCATACCCTTTATAATTATCTAGACTGAAAACTGGGATAGAATCGTCGACACCTGACAAAGCTCTCTTACTAAAACACCAGTTCATATATAAAGAAGTAATAGCTCCCCTTTAAACTTTTTTCTCAGTGTATATTAAAAAATGACTCCAGTACTCGTATCTGTGGACAAGGCGGGTGATCTCAAGCTCGGTAAGCGTAAGTGCCGTCTCCACAAGAAGGGAGATGTGGTGAAGGTTGCGAAAAAGTACGGTGTTCCCAACGCCGCGGAGAAGACTGTTAAGCAGCTCTGTGGTTCTATCAAGAACAGGGCTAAGGCAAGCAATGATGGGATGAATAATGTTCCCCTCGCTAAAATGTACCCCGAGGCTGCTAAGAAGCGTGCGGCTGCTAAGAAGCGCGTGGAAAAGAAGGTGTTCAATAGGAAAGTTGCTGCCAACTTTATGAAGAAGATGACAACAAAGATCACTTCCCCAGTACGTATTACCAAACCCTCGAAGAAGGCTCAACCCATCACCAAGGAGGAAGGTATAAAACGGATCAAAATGATGAAGAATCTCAACAGGGATGTAAGGTTAAAGCTCGCGAACCGTATTCAGAGGGGAACCATGTCTCCTCGTAAGGTGGTCAGGGTGGCTCGTGAGCTTTCTAGATTGGGGGCTCCTTCATCTCGTGTTAATTTATAAATCAATCTTCTCCGTCGTCTGCGTTGAATTTAACAAAGACTTCATCGTTCCAATCGTTGGGATCGGTATACTTCTTCTCTGATGTGTCGTAGAAAGATTCACTATCTTTCATCATCATCTCCCTAACAGTTTCGTATAGAACTGTAGAGAGTGCAAATTTGTATGCAAGAAAACCAATAAATGTGGCTCCATAATCAAAATCGAACGCAAAAGGTGCGTTATTCCACGACACTTCAAAAGCAGCTGCACCCAAAGGTGCCGCGAACTCCTTTTGAAATGTCGTTTCTTCAAATTTATCCACCCGATCGGAGAGAAGACTCATATATATGTATGACGTTATCGCACCTACCGATGCAGATACACCCTGGTCAGCACCTTGTGTGATGAAGTATGATGCACTCAAAACAGAACCATAACCAGCCGTAGATTTTTTTAGAGTTGTTTTGAGACGGGTATATTCGGTAGGAATCGGTTTAGAAAGCGCGTAAGTGGTAGACATTCTACATAAAACATACTTAAAATCTTTATATTAGTTATAGTAAATGCCATGTCAGCGTTGTATGAAGAAATGTGGGGTTCCCATAGATTGTCGATACTGTGAGGGGAGTTTCTGTCCGAGTTGCATTAATCTGACGAAACATGCGTGTCAGGGTGCCGATATAAAGAAGATGAAACAACGTAAAGAACTCGAGGAAAATATAGCATTTGAACCACCACCGAAGTGCTTAAAGATTTAACCTGTATATTAAACAGCGTGAGAGGTGACCCGCATTCATAGCTCAGTGGTAGAGCGCAAGCTTAGTAAGCTTGAGGTCAGGGGTTCAAAACCCTTTGAGTGCATTTTTAAATATGAGATCCACATTTAAAAACGTACACACTTAAGGAATACAGTATTACGATAGATAGATGTCTCTCGGAGTAAAGAAATTATATTATGATTCTATTATTCCTACTCGTGGCTCCTATGGCGCTGTTGGTTATGATATATATGGTAATATGGACTGTGTTATTCGCTCGTCGGAACGTGAGCTTGTCTCTACGGGGATCACAATTGTTCTACCATCTGGGGTATATGGACGAATTGCTCCCCGATCAGGTCTCGCCGTCAAATACGGTATCCAAGTTGGAGCCGGAGTCATCGATCCAGACTACACCGGGGAAGTTAAAGTCATTCTTTTCAACCATGGGGAGAAAGACTTTGAAGTTAAGAAAGGTGATCGCATCGCTCAGCTCATTCTTGAGACGTGTAAAACACCGCCGATCGAAGAAATTACCATAGTAGAGGAGACTGATAGAGGATCAGAAGGTTTTGGATCTACGGGTAAATAATATAGTGAAGAGGATAAATAAAATTATTACCGCAATCATGATGTAATAGTTTAAATTTAATTCATCCTTGGCTTCCTCTTTGGTTTCCTCCTCGACTTCCACCTCGGGAGGCTCCGTTGATGTACCAAAACAATTTTCCGTTGTCACAAATTCATCCTTTTCTTCTTCTGTACATGCATCTGGATTTTCACATAATTTACAGGCTTCATTTTCTTTGCATTTACAGCATTGTTTTAAAGAATTTTTGGGAAAAGATACATTATCAGCTGGTGCCATAAATCCAGATTTACAAACATCCTCACTCACCGGTTCACACCCTTCGGGAATTATTTCGATACCACGCATCGTTCCATCAGGTTCTTGAAGTTCGATTGTATCTGCACCACAATCCATATTTATATACTATAATATTTTATTTACAAAACCATAAGTCCTCGGATTGAGGCATAAAAAGGATACCTTGACTCATAGTCATATATAATTTCGCTTTGTTAATGTCTGTGTAAGTGTATAGTAACCATCTCTCCCAATATTCACCCCTAAAGAAATCATCCCAATCCTCTTTAGAACTTTCTTTGATTTTCAACATCCCTCTATGTATTTGAGACTGATCCCTCTCTATTCGCAGCTCCTTAGGAATGATAGCACCTTTCCTAAGAAGATGTGCCCGCATGAGTCGTGCGTTACCATGATCTGGATAATGTTCAATACGTTTCTCACCAAAATCGATAGCTCTCTTATTTGGAAGAATAACTCTATATTTATGTGCGATAGATGGACTTGGTGTTAAAACGACGTGCATATGATATTATATAAGGAAATAATACACCTTAAACACATGCTCGAATATACATCCTTAGATGGTATCAAAATCCAAGTTGGGCAGGATGCAAAAGAAAATGACCAACTGACGATGACGAGTGACCCTAAACACTGGTGGCTGCATGTGTCTGGGTGTCCGGGTGCTCATGTTGTCGTGTGTCATTCAGGTGACCAACTACCGAAGGAGACGAAGAGGGATGCTGCGGTTCTCGCGGTCTACCATAGTAAGACACCAAATACGAAGATGTCACCAGTGGACCTTGCTAGGGTTGACCAAATATCAAAGTATCAAAAGTCAAATCACGGATTAGTGACTTTGGAAGGTGAAGTTATGCAACTCACAGTTTTCATGAATAAGGAAAAACAGAGACTTGATAGATTAAAGTAAACTCGTGTAAAGTCCAGCGATGTAGTACACATCCTTGAACCCGAGACCTTCTAATTTCTCTGCTGCAAATCTGGCCCGTTGCCCAGTGTTGCAATAGACGAGTATACCTCTCTTGGGGAGTTCTGTGGTGGTCTTTTCGTTAATCTTATCGACTGGGATGTGGAGTGCTTTGGGGTAGTGACCAGCACGGTACTCGACCACTGTTCGTATATCAATAACCACCTTGATCTTACCATCCTTAATGAGTCTCTTGGCTTCTTCGGCAGACACCAGGTTCTGACCAAAGTATGTATAGGCTGTGAGAGCGGTGAGACCACCGATGAAGAATAGGGGAATCATTTAGTACTTGGTGAGATTTTAACTTTTACATGATCCATCTCAAAGCAACATTGGGCGTTCCCATCGTATGTTCTTTGACATGCACGACAATAGTACATAGTTTTGATACATTTTAGGATATATACAAACGACTTAAGTGTTTTAATTACCGAAAGCGACACCAGCCATACCATTCTTGATACGAAGAATGTTATAGTTGACCGCGTAGACGCGGTGAAGGGCGTTACCACCGGTGGGATTGTTGAGTACCAGCTTCGCATTATCGATGCGTGAGAAGTTTAGGGACCCAGTGGGTTGCATTTTGCTCATGGTCAAACAGAATGGCCATGAGTAGGTTGGGAGATCATCGATAATGTTATCGGGTAGATCTGTGCAATGCATCTCGGGAACCACATCGTGATGGTACACATTGGAGGTATTTTCAAAGAGGGCGACGCCGTTAATGTAAAGGGATGATGTATCGAAATTGTATTCATCGGCCCAAGGACTTCCAGTCGCGTTAGCCGATACAACGTGAAGAGACTTCACGGGGTGGTTAAAATAACTGAGGTCGATTTCGGTATCTGTCTTGGTAGCCATTTGATACTGGGTCTGTGTGATGAGAAGTTCGTGGTTGGTATCGGTGAAATATTTACGTTCATCTGTATCCAGGTAAATGTAGTTACCATAGACCTTGGGAGTTGAAGCGGCTGTGTACCCGTCGCGACACTTCACACGGATTTCGACATCATGATATTGGAGCGCAACAAGGGGTAGAGACTTGGTCCAGTCTTCACCAAAGAAGAAAGGAAGCATGTAATAGTTGCCGGAGTGGTTAGCTTTCCGTAAATTTGTGGTGACCGCGAAAGAAGCCTTAGCTGCGGAGTCACGCATGAGGGGGTTGTGGACACCTTGGATGTAAAGGGAGTCTAACTGTGTGACCTTTTGGCCACCGATCCAGAGCTGGAATTCCGTAGGACTCGCCGCATCCGAAGAGAATAGACCATCAGTATTAGTTTGGACATTTGAAATATTAGTATCCTCGATCCAAATATAGCTCATGAGATCACCCTTGGAACGGATAGGGATGGTAACCTCATTGTTAGAGTCAAAGGTACCAATGTAATCCATACGTTCGGGTTTCATGGCGAAGTTGGTGTAACGTTTATAGTTCTGACGGAAGAAGCTGACTTGTGGGTCACCTGTGATGTACACATCCTGAGCACCCACGGATACGAGCTCAATTAAAGCGGCAGACATTTACTAATAAATGATATTAAAATTTTGGCTCATTATAAACACATGGTGGTATTCCAAGCACTGACTTGGGAAGCGAGAGATACAGATGATGAACATCTTATCAGTATCTTGGGTAAAACTGAAGATGGTAAATCCGTCTGTCTGACGACAGTTTTTGAACCCTATTTTTTTGTAAAATTACCTCATGGTACCTCCCAACAGGAAGTGAGGCTTCTGTATAACGATCTCGATAAACTTCGTCCAGATCATGTGACGAGTTATAGTCTGACACAACAGAAGGATGTATGGGGATTTCAAAATAATGAAAAATTTACCTATATGCGCCTAAATTTCAAAACCCTAGCGGACCGGAGGAAAGTGAATTCGATATTTATGTACAATGGTTCATTCAAACGATATAATGTTTATGAATCGAATCTTGATCCTGTCCTGAGATTGATGCACCGAACAGGAATTCAATCGACTGGCTGGCTTGATACCGGTACTCAATGTATACGATCTCATCTTGCCGACGTAAATATTGACCTCTGGTGTAACGACTGGTCAACTTTAAAACCTGTAGAACGGGATGACATAGCACCATTTGTTGTGGCGTCGGTTGATATTGAATGTAACAGTTCTACTGGGAAGTTTCCAAATGCGAACATTCCCGGGGATGCCTGCTTTCAAATTGCAGTTTCTCTATGTAAATTTGGTAGTGATGAACCATACGAAACGACGTGCCTTTGTTCTAAAAAAACAGAAGGCCCTGATGTAATGAGTTTTGATACGGAACGTGAAATGCTTGAGGCGTTTCAGAAATACATCCATAAGACAGATGTAGACATCATTACAGGTTGGAATATTTTTGGTTTTGATCTTGAATATATATACAAGCGAGCGTTATTGACTAAATGTTCCTCATCCTTTTATAATCTTGGAAAGTTGCGTGATACTCCAAGTGAACTTTTACTAAAAAAATTAAGTTCAAGTGCACTGGGAGATAACTTCTTGAAACTTCTTCCAATGTCTGGGCGTTTCATCTTCGATATGTTTCATGAAGTGAAAAAAGGATACAAATTAGACTCCTATAAACTCAACGAAGTTTCAAAGTTGTACCTCGGAGATCAGAAAATTGACATGTCCCCAAAGGAGATGTTTGCGCGTTATCTGGAAGGTGATCCAAAAAAGTTAGGTGAAGTTGCTGAATATTGTATCAAAGATACTCTCCTTCCACATAAACTTACGAAAAAACTGTGTACTCTATTGAACCTCTTGGAGATGGCGAAGGCAACATGGGTTCCATTATGCTACCTGGTCGAACGTGGTCAGCAAATTAAGGTGTTCAGTCAATTAACGAAAAAGGCTCGTGAGTTGGGGTATATGGTTCCGACAATTAAGTATGGATCTCTACCGGAAGAGCCATATGAGGGTGCAACGGTTTTGGATGCACAGAAAGGTGCGTATTACACTCCAATCACTGCACTCGATTTTGAAGCACTGTACCCTTCGATCATGATGGCGCATAATCTATGTTATTCAACCTATGTGATGGATGATCGCCGCTATGGGAATATTCCCGGAGTGACGTATGAGACATTTAAGATTGGTGAGAAAACGTATAAGTTTGCACAGGATGTATCAAGTCTTCTACCTAGTATTCTTTTAGAACTCAAACAGTTTCGAAAAAAGGCCAAAAGAGATATGGCGGCCGCGACTGGCGCTATGAAGGAAGTATACAATGGTAAACAACTCGCGTACAAAGTCTCTATGAACTCAGTATATGGTTTCACTGGAGCCGGGAAAGGTATTTTACCATGTGTACCGATTGCATCAACGACAACTTGTCGTGGTCGTGAGATGATCGAAGAGACGAAGACGTATGTAGAGGCGAATTTCCCAGGTGCAAAAGTGAGATATGGGGACACGGATTCGGTGATGGTCGAGTTTGATGTGGGTGGTCGAACAGGTGAGGAGGCTGTGAAGTATAGCTGGGAAATTGGGGAAAAAGCTGCAGAAGAGTGTAGTGCCCTTTTCAAAAAACCAAATAATTTGGAACTTGAAAAGGTATACTGGCCTTACTTCTTGTACTCGAAAAAAAGGTATGCCGCAAAATTATGGACACAAGGTAAGGATGGGAATATGAATATGGATTATATTGATATCAAGGGACTTCAAGTTGTTCGTAGAGACAATACACCTCATGTGAGAGAAGTGTGCAAAGAGCTTCTCGATGTCATTCTCACATCAAATGATCCGGGACCACCAAAAGAGTTGGCAAGGGAGCGGGCGATTGAACTACTCACAGGTGATGTTCCAAATAATAAACTTGTATTGAGTCAGTCACTTTCCGATACTTATAAGGTAAATGGTATGCCGGTACCAGTCACAAGTCCAAATAGTGTGAATATCAACCAATCACATGTACAGGTCGTGGTTAAGATGCGACAACGTAAACCTGGTTCAGAACCACAATCGGGGGATCGTGTACCCTATCTTCTCACAAGAACGGACAACCCAAAAGCAAAGGCTTTTGAAAAGTCGGAAGATCCCACGTATGTAGAAGAGCACGATATACCATTGGACTATCTCTACTACTTCCAGAATAAATTCTTGAACCCCGTATGCGATCTTCTTGACCCCCTATTCGAAAATACTAAACAAGATATATTCGGTGAAATCATCGAGCAATATCAACCCGTAAAGAAAAAGGTAGGACCAGCATTGAGTACTATGAAAAAGGAACAGCTCATAGAAGAGTGTAAAAAATTAGGTTTAGAAGACACTGGAAAGGTTATAGATTTACGAGAGAGGATTAAAGAATCGAGGGTGAAAAAACAAGATTCTATTCAAGACTTATTTAAAAACTACGAGCAAATGAATAGTAAGGAATGAGTCTCTATGAAAAAATTACAAACATAATTGATGATGAAGTCAATCAACGACTTGTCGCGATGATTAATGAATATGTTGATATCATATCAAAAAAACATGGTATTTCTGCTACATTACTCATGAAAGATATTCCTGAATCTTTCTCGGGGGCGATCTGTAAGGGAATAAAAAATGATGGTCATAGATGTACATTCAAGGGTGTGTATGACGGATATTGTAGACATCACACGAAAACTCAAAAATATTGCGAAACTGTGAGAATTCCTAGGACGAATAGTCATATACACGGACCCGATCAAATGTATGTTAAGGGTTGTCCGGGTTGTGAAATTTCGAATGAGCTTATAGATTTGCATACCATGATTGGTAATGAGTAAATCCGGAATTCTACTAACATCAATAAATATATTCTACGACAATGAAAAGAACCGAACTAAATTGATCACTGTTTTAGATAAATCGACTGGTATTTCACTACGAAATCTCGAGTGGTTCATTACAAATTACGCAAAGAAAAACAATACATCATATAAGACTAATGATGGGAAATTATTCACAGTCCATTGTGCTTATAAATCAAGTCTTGATGGATACAGTAAAAAACTTTTCGACCCCTTCTGTCGGTCAGAAAAGTTTACATATAAAATCCCTAGTACATCTCATGAAATTCAGACAACTCTCGCGCAGTTGAATTTCATCAAATGGTGTATAAAAAATAACATCATTGACTATATTAGTGATAATAAGAAATATTTATTTAACAAACAAATCACCTAAAATTGTACTTGAGCTCTACCATCCCTGATTATCATCATATTATAACTTTTTGCTATGATTATAAACTGCTTGGGAAAATAAATCGGGTTAATCTTAAACAGATCGATGTAATTATCATCGAAATCGAACGTTCCATGTCCCCCATCATACTCTAGTTCCACATAGACATATCCATCCTTCACCGTACTGAAATTCAAATGACCAGAGGGTCGTAATTCATTTGGATGTAATGCAAAACTATACATATTGATGTTACGAAAATTAGGGGAACGTTTATGGTATAAGTTTGGTAAAGAGGCAGATAAAAACATATTCGAACCGGTCGTTTTGTCTAATATTTTTGCCCCATCACATTCAAGTGTAAGAAACTTTTGTTTCGAGTACATTAATGGAACATTCTTTTTAGCTCGAACCCATTTATTGAAAATAGTTTGAGGATACTGTATCGTGAGCTGTGTTATTAAAAACTGAATATTGTTATTTCCACTAGCTGTTAAGAATGCACTATCTAAATACTTTTTTATTAGGATAATGTTAGCTGTCTCTGTCGCGTTAGTGGTTCCATCGAGACTTGCATCTTTTAATGTATCTAATAAATACACGAAGTAACCACCCCAAATGGTATCGAGATTAGTCTGTTGTAGTAGGTTAGTAACAATAGTATTATGTGCATTCGCATCTGCAGCAGTCTCAAGGCTGGTTAGATCAGACAATACACTTGTAGTTGTAGTAGATAAGGTATCCAGATAAGCAGTGAGACCATTAATTACAGTAGCGTGACTTGGTTGTGGACTCGTACGCCCTGGTGGAATGTCTCGTAAATCAAGTAGTGTAAAGTATTTTACTCCCCAAATATTTTCTGGTAATAATCCATCTATAATCTGACTCTGTTGGAACTGACTATACCCTTCCATAATATCTAGGCCTGTAGCTGAATCTTTTAATGCAACTCTGAATGCTTCGTCGTTCCCGGAAGGGATACGCAAGGAATTTAAGTAATCAATTTGTATGTCGGTCCATTCATGTAAAGAGAGTATACCAAGTATGATTGGGTCACGTTCTACCGCGGTTTTGGTTCCTAAATTATCAAGTACTTTATTCACACCCTCGTTTAATACACTGAGTCTAAATTTGAGCGACGGTATTTCATCGGATACCGACTGTACGTATGAATTTAATTTATCGATGGTGATATCTCTACCTGCAGTCAGGGGTGGAAGAGAAGTTAAGCTGTTCGCGAGTGTATAAATTTCATTGTTCCATACGGGCTTCGTAAGTAACGCCGTAACACGCGCCCCTCGTTGTGCGACTGTTTCATTTGGGAAACCATCCAAACTTGTTTTCACTGTTGTTTTTAATCCATCAAAATAAAGTTTTGCAGCATTGAGAAATTCTTTGAGTTTGTTAATAGTGCTAATTTGCACAGTTTTCCCAGGTTTGAGAGTATCTAGACCAGATAAGTAATAACTAGTTGCTTCTAGGTAAACACGGAGTTTTAATATGAGTAATTCTTCTTCTAGGTTAGTCAAAGGTGAAGTTTTCAATATATTCAAACTACTGATTTGCCCCGATCCCCAAATACTCGGAATGGCGAGGAGACGGTCTATGATATCACTACGTTGGGTACCAATCGTTCCGGGAATACCAAGTAAATCTGCAGTTGCATTGACATGTATAACATTGATTTGTGTAGGTATAGTATCAATATATTGCTTGAGAGTGGTTACATAAGCCTGATCGTCACCAGATGGGGTAAGTAAAGCATCCAAGAGAGTAATTTGTGCTCCATTTCCCCAATAAATACTCAGACGTATCACATCTATATCGGCTTTTCGTTTGTCTACATCTGCTTCACCTACGAGTGCGTCCAATGCAACCCCTATAACACCCCCCCATACTGGATTTTGTTTGATTGTAACAAGGGTTCTAAACTGAGTTGGTGAATAATTATCAAGTTGGTGCAATTGGTTCAAAATGGAAATATATTCATCCGTCCATTTACCAGTTTTTTTAGCAATAAAGAAGAGTTCCTTAACACAGTTTTTGAAATCCAATTTAAAATTACCCGTTTTGGATTCAGGCTCGATTAAGAATGTATTTCTTTGGTGCTGCTCAAATAAAATTTCTAAGGGTCTACTCTGTAACATACAACGCTCTGCCGTATTCAAATGAACGAGGTTCAAATTGACTTTAAAATTACTTAATTCGAGCTGCCGTGTTACTCGATTGTTTGCCTCTGGGTCCCATAGCGTATCATTAAATTTATCCTGTGTTGCGAATATAACATCAATGGCCGGTCGTAGTTTTATCCGGAGCAACAACTCCTGATCATATATGGAACATAAAGGAAATCCATGCGCCGGGCGCCGATGAAAGTAGAAGGGAATCTGGATTCTATATTCATTTGTACTAAATGGGTCTACCCCTTGTACGTTGTACTGTCCATCATAAAACTCTTGTAAAAACTCACGGTCCGAACTCCCTTGAAAATGCTTGCCATGTAACACATCCACACTGGACCTGTATGATTCGGGTATATTCAATTCTCGATCTATGAATATATCATCTGATGTGATTGTATCAATTTTATGATCACCCACAAACAATTCGACATACTCAATAACTGAAATTCCAAATATATCGACAGGGAAAAGGTTAGACGCGGCACCCTCGATAAGACCTGGAATGGAATTAGGATCGGCTACGAATGAGAGAGTTATATCTTGTAAAATATCACCATACTTTTGTGGAATTGGCACCTCTAAGAAGTCACCTGTATGCACCCCTTCCGCAAAGGAAATTTTAAAATTTTCAGTTGCATAGTTTGTATACTTGCTAAACCTTTTAGTAAAAAAAGAAAATGACGGGTCGATACTTAAAGAGTCGCTTATTGTACCAAGCGCTACAATCTGGACTCGACCTGCCATATAGTACTATGTACCATTAATATTTTAAGCCACTCAATCCACTCGAATAATGGAGTATATTGTAACTCTTCGCATAAATCTGAACCTCTGTGATGTCACCTTCTTCAGCTGAATATGGATCTGAATAATCTAATTTGATTTGACATCTTTGGTCTATTATACGACTGAAATTCAAATGTCCTGATGGACTGTTATCCAATGGGTAAAGTGCGAAAGAATAACTTGCAATTTGGTCTCTTGTTGGTAATTGAAATGATGTTCCATCAAGGAATGAAACATCTCCACCTACCCCTGATAATGCATTTGTTAGAGAATTTTCATAAACTAATTTTGAAAAAGATTCCTTGAATAAGGATGTATTGTTCAGGGTTACCCCCAATTCTTTAAATTTTGTATTGAGCATGTACTGAATCAATTCTTTATCATTTTGATAGGAAAACTTCCTTGATTTCTTTCCTGCTATGAAATACATTGTTTTAACTGGATGCTGGAAACGTAAAATGATTTCATCTTCATCTTTGGTCCTTGGTATATCATGTCTTCTCAATTGCATCTGTGTAATCAACTGGTCAACTGGAGCACTTTTTAAATAATTCAGTTCGTCATCACCCAAGTATGCATAGGTTGGTAAAAGAGATGCTGTTTGTATATTTGCTTGTATATCATTTTCATTTATGTATGGTCGTAAGAGTTTATCAAGGCTCCTGAATTTTATTCGAACATAACAATCATGTTTATCAAGTTTACATAACAATACGGAAGCTGGTAAATTATTATAAAAGTAGAATGGTAAATCGATATACATTTGTCTCAACTTCCATTCACCGGAATCATTTTTACCATATGGTTGTTCCTTCGCAGTTGTTAGAGGGACGATACTATCTCTAAAATTATAGTCACTCGCGTGATATTTATGGTACAGATAAATCCAATCACCTGTGAGTCTTTCTATATGCGTCCCCCCTATAAAAAGATCAGCGTATTCGATAGCATGAATACCAACATTGGGTGTGAACGGGTCCTCATCTGTGATTGTTTCTTCTGTGAGTACTTTGGAAAAGAACTTATACCGGAGTGTTAAGTTCGTGAGAAGATCACCCATATCCACCGGGATTATACAAGTTGTCTCCTGACCAAATCTAGCATCGAGTAGTGGATTTTCTCTCACATCGAATGCAAATTGTGTATGTTTTTTGAAGATACCAGAAAAATGAGAATAGGTGGGACTCCCTGTTATGTGGATATCCTGAGTTCCTAAACTGTCTAGTCGTAGTCTTCCTGCCATCTCTACTTAATTATACGTTTTGTTTTTTAAGTCTGCAATAAAAAGCCATCATTGAATGATAATGTTTTGTACCCTGTGTAATACATATGAAACTTATACTCTGGGTTTTCGAGGCGTGATCCATTCCCAAACTGGAGACCTATATCATCAACCATTTCCATATAAAATTTAGTCTTTTCTGAATTTAGGGCAGAGAAATCAAGAAACCCCGAGGGTGTGGTACTCTTAGGGAACAATGCGAAATTATAAGTGTAAATGTAATTAAGTAAATAATTGGGTGAAGGTGGTTCAAATGCGTACGTCCTCGTTACATCGGTTGCTGAACGCGCTAATCTCGAGCGTAAAGGGACATAACTGAAAAAATACTCTCTATCGTTGTTGGATACATTTGGAATGCGTTCATCATTTAATATGAAATAAGCACGTTTTAGGAGATGTGGTTCATTGGTATCGTTAATCTGTGAGCGAGTAAAGTTGAAACGATTCGCGGTTGTTGAATAGAACCATTTATTTATATAATCGGCTCTTTCATCAGGCAAACTTCGATACTCCTCTTCATCTTCATATCCTTCGTACCTAAAAAACCAATGAAAACATTTGACTGGGACACTCGGCTCCAATTGTAATACAAATTCTCTTTTTTGTGGTTCGAGGGGAATACTCGAATGTTTGAATACAAAATCATATATAAATTCTTGGTTAGGTCTCATGAAATATAACCGTTCTTCTGGAGAAATTGTAATTTCCTCGGTAATGACTTTGAAAATTGGCATTTGCTTCAATGGTGGTTTTTCAGGTAGACCTCGGGAAATATTGTTTTCATCTACACGCTGGTTATAGATGGTGGAGAAAGACTGTTTGAAAAATTCAATTTCGAGTGTAATTTTCTGTTTATGAATGGCACATAGAGGAAACGGAGCCTTATTTTGAACGTTTTCTGAATAGACATCACCTGCATAATTATGTGAAAAGAAGAATGGTATATGGATATAAAATTGATTACTTTGCGCTGCCTTCTGACCAGATGGTTGAGTCGTCTCACCACCGACTATATTTCTATTGTACAGTGTATTTGCAGCCATTTTTTGTGAATCATTCGTGTACAAATTATCATGGATTATACACCAATCCGCTGTTATTTCTTCGAGTATTTGAGTATCCACTTTAAATTTGATACTTTTGATTATTTTCCGACCAAGTAGTTGCATGTCCCACGACCAATTCGCGATTTCGGGTAATGTAAAAGTGGGTGGGGGAATAGCTCCATCGACGATCTGTTTTACAGTGTTGGGGAGAACATTATATACACTTTGAACAATATCACCCGAAATTAAAGTATTAATTTCTGATCGCAGTGTGATTGTTACAGTCCCGTTAAGTACATTAAGTATATCGAGACTAAATGTGTAACTATTTATATCAATCCCTAACGCAGTAACTAGTTGACTCCCTGGTTTTACTCTACCAGATATAATATCTAATAGAGCGACATATACATTATTGGGTGTATTGGTAAATAGTCCCACTGGAAATGTCGTGAGAAGTAAAGTATTAAACTGCCTTTCAAATGATAAAAAAGATTCGAAATCTGGAAATAAGAAATTAGAAAAAATAACTCCAACTGCATTTGGTGCACCTGCTAACCACCACTTACTAAACGTATCGTACCCGAATTCGAGCAACGTTTTACCACCAAATAAAACTTTTTGTGTCGTCTCATTGAATGTAATATCCTCATTATTCCAGTCCGGCAATTCCATTTGAATCCATATATTATTTAAGAGATCCCCCATATTTTGTGGTTTCAATTCGACACGAACCGTTTCACCGAAAGGCCATGAAGGTGAAACGCCTGCGTTTACTGTGTGTACATTATGATACTTCCGAAATTCGGAGTGTCTCATATTGTCATTATATTTAAACAATGATTCTTCAGGGTCTTTGGAAAGGAGGTGTGTATCCTGCTTTCCAATAGCTTTGAGGGAAATTTTAGCAGCCTCACCCATATCTACTTACTGCTCACATATTTTTAATATCATTCTTCCACATCGTAATGTGACTAATCTTCAACATCTTTTCCAGATCCTCTTTCGCCTGTGCCGCTTCCGTCATCAGCGCTTTTACGCGTTCCTCTGTGTATTCAACCGTCCTCGTATTGAGGAGATAGTCCAAGTTTCCATCAATCTTAGGAAAGATAGAGGACATCTCATTCTCTAATTCTACCTTCTTCCTTTTGAACACCACTAACTTCCCCTCAATGACCATTGATACAAACTTTGATTTATGGTCACACATTTCCGTCCGCTTCTCGAGGACATCGATGAGATGTGCCTTACGCTTCTTATAATGCTCTATGCGGAGTTCCACAAAGTCTGTTAGAATCTCTTCAGGGCTCGCATACTTGTGAATACCCTTCGTTGGGTGAAAGAGGTGCATGTTTGAGACACGGAATGTCTTTCTCAACTTGAGATCTTTGAGTAAATCTTTCCCTGCATAGTCCATGATTTCAAAATGAACATCATCTGTGGTAGAGTTATTGGTGTACCCCCCAATCATCTTCTTTTCCACGAGACCGTCGAGGTACTCCTTATAGTCTTGGGTCCATCGTCCGGGTGGTAATTCGGTGACCACAATATTGGTTCCGGACCAATTCCATACACCTTCCATCATCCATGTGTCTTCCTCCTTGTGCACCACCCCCTTGAAACCCCTGAACCAGGGTCGCATAGGAACAATTTCATCACCACTCAAAATCCGTTTGATGTTCGCCTTGATATCCTCGGGGTTGAAAGGTGGTACATAGCAACTGAAACCTGTACCAATACCTTCAGTCCCATTGACCAAAACCATTGGTAAGGTGGGCATGTAAAAGTCGGGTTCGATGGAGCGTCCATCATCATCCAAATAGTTGAGAATTGCATCATCCTTGGGATCGAAGAGCTTCCTCGCATCCTTGGTGAGCCTAGTGAAGATATACCTCGTTTGGGACGCATCCTTACCACCCATAAGCCTCGTACCAAATTGACCACAGGGCTCCAAAAGATTGATATTGTTAGACCCCACATAATCGTTCGCCAACTTCACAATCGTATCCGCGAGAGAAACTTCACCGTGGTGATACGCACTCTTTTCAGCTACAAATGCGGCCAATTGAGCAACCTTCATCTCATCCTTGAGATTCTTCTTGAAGCAAGCGTACATAACCTTACGTTGCGATGGCTTGAGACCATCAGCCATGTGTGCGATGGAACGCTTGAGATCTGCGAGACTGAAGTTCACCAAATCCTTATGCACAAAGTCTGTGATGTCCAACTGTTTCACACTTCCGTAGGGTACTTCAAGTTGGTCAGCATCCTTTGCTGTATTCTCGAGAAGCCATACTTTTCGAGCATCCGCCTTCTTCTTATCGAATGCGAGAATGATCGAGGCATCTGTCATCTTATCCATATCAAATCGAACAGTGAGATCCTGAATCTGTTTGAAGTACTCACGAGCCTCCGCCGATGTGGAAGTACCCAAACCCTTATAGTACTTGACTTTCCACCCAGCCTTACCATCACCATACCAGGTCCTAAACGCAGAGTCTGTGTAGAAAGACTTTACACTAGAACCCTTTGTCGCCTTGATGATTGGTGTCACCATACTCACCACAAAGTTAAGCTTGAGGAGGCTCGGCCAGAAATAATGAATCATGTTTAGGATGAGACCCTTGATGTGAGACCCATCGTTATCAGCATCGGTCATGATCATTAAGCGTCCATAGCGAAGCTCTGAGAGATCCTTATAATCCTTACCCTGTTGGAGACCCAAAATCTTCTTGAGGTCATTGAACTCCTGGTTCGATGTGAGTTGCGACACAGAGACATCCCTCACATTCTTACACTTACCACGGAGTGGGAATACACCATAGTGGTCCCTACCAACCACCGAGAGACCGGCGACCGCCAAAGTCTTTGCAGAGTCACCCTCGGTTACGATGAGGGTACACTCTTTCGAATGTTTGGTTCCCGCCTTATTCGCATCATCCAACTTGGGGATACCTGTGATAGTAGACTTGCGGGCACCATCAGACTTCTGGAGTTCCTTCATCTCCTTAAACCTGGAGAGTGCCAGGAGTTCATCAGCGATTCCAGTCTTGAGCGCGTTCTTGATAAAACTTTTAGGTGCTTCAAACTTACTCCCAAAACTTTGAGACTTTGAGGTACACTCAGACTTCACTTGACTGGAGAAGGTTGGATTCTCGAGGGTTGCCTTAACAAAGATAGTAAAAGTATTCTTGACTTGTTGAGGTTTCAACTTAATCTTCTTCGCCATTTCATCGATGATACCATTTGCGATAAGGTTTGCTGCGTGATCGACATGGGTTCCACCCTTATTGGTGCAGAGTCCATTCACGAATGAAACCTGCTCCATTCCATTTTCAGCGGGTCCAATACACACTGACCACCGATCGGTATTAATAGAGCACACCTCTTCAACACCCTCATGCATCTTAGCATATGCTTCAAATGTCTGTTTGGTGAGCACGTCATCATTGAACTTCACTTTACAGTTTTGGGTGGTACAGATATTCGCATCCCAAACCCGTTTTTGGAAGATGTTATAAATGGTATCGTCCATCTTGGACATCCCGAAACGTTTCCACTCGGGAGTGAAAGTGATGGCGACAGATGACGTAGCAGCTGAATATTTTTTGATTTTAGGGGGGTCACAGACAGTCATATTCTTCGACCACGATTGGGTATAGGTTTGCTTCGTCTCATGGTCCTTGATGACCACGGAAAAGTCAGTGGAGTAGATGTTCGCCAATTTGGCACCGTAGCCATTGCGACCACCGACGATACGCTTTTGGGTATCATCATAATTGGTACTTGTGAGGAGGTGTCCAAAGACGAGTTCAGGGTTCCATAGACCCTCTTTCTCATGCATTTTTACAGAAATACCACCGAGAGGACCATTATTCTCGATGGTCACGGACCCCGACCCCTTATCGATGGCGACGGAGATGGAACTGACATGTTTGGGGTGGAGAGAGTTGCGGTCAATAGCATTGACCAGGATTTCATCAAAGATCTTCAAGAGGGCTGGGGAATACTTGAGGTTCTTCTTGGAGAACTTTTCACCGTTGAGGATCCAGTAGGGTTCTGTACCCAACTCAACTGGACCGACATAGGAGTCAGGTCTCTTCAGAACGTGTTCGATATGGGTGAGTTTTTGAACGCTTTCCATGATTTCTTACTTTAATTACAAATCAAAGCTCTAACTTAGGTTTCCATCTTCAACACTTTGTAGACGTGCCAACTCGATGTGCAATGCCATGTATTCATATATCGCATTCGCGTCAAGATCGGCATAGGGTGCTACTTTGTCATGTATGAACTGGAGTTCATCTCTTACGACATCTGGGTCAACCAGGAAGAATTCACCGTTGGCCGCCCTAAGGTGATTGAACCGTTTATGTAAGTAC